CGTGCAATTCAAAGGCATATTCAATACGCGGCGTGATTTGATGCTCAGTAACCTCGCCGGTAACCCTTGTTATTTTGAGTTTTGCCATTTTTTGCCCCTTTTCTAGTTTGTTATGGTGTGGTGTCTACAACGATAGGTGAATTACAAGTAAATGTAATTGATTGCGTGCTGATGTCTCCGACGGCACCATTAATATCGTTGGTATTGTTTACCAAAATTGTACTTTGATATTCAGGATTTGTTGAAGATATGACTGCGCTTGTCTGCTTAAGTGTGATAGGCACTGTTGTACCCCACGCAGCTTGAAGTGCAGCGCGTACAGATCCGGCACCGGATGCTGCGTTATCGTTTAGAAAATCTAGCGTAATGGTTGAAGTCTCGAGGCCCTTAGTAAATTTCCTCGCAGAATCCCCCATCGCGCTTATATCCAGTTCCTCAAATACGCGGTTAATCGTCGCGCTTGTTACGTGATCTGAGAGGTCTACCGAGTTAAGGGTTACGACCACTCCATTTGATAAGAATACGGCCACGGCCTATTCCTCGCTCTCTGTAGTTGGTGTTGGTGTTGGTGTTGCTTTTGCTACTTTAACCGGTGCAGGTTCGTCTACGATCTGTCCGATCTTTCGCAAAAACTTTAGGTCATCCTCTGTATATGGCATTAGTTAGCTCCAGCTCGTTAGTACGGATATGTCAAAACTGGCAGTGAGTAAGGTACCGCTCTGTACTTCAAGTACTGAGGGAGCCGACATACCGCCAATATTCATTACAATATTTGATGCTGTAAGTTTATTAAAAACTGCTACCGCTAAAGTTTCTATACCGTTAAGGTTCCCGTGATTGTCCAACATCGGCACCGTCATAATAATTTTAAGGTTTGCTAAAGGCGAAATACTTGCATACGAGTTATTACTCGGAGTGATGTATAAATCTGCCGGAGCGACGATTACGCTATTTGCCGTTATGGTTGGCGGTGGAAAACTGTAGGTATTCCACACGTTCGCATTAGCTAAAGCTGTAGCGAGTGAGGCTCGGAGTGTAGTTATCGCGGCTGGCATTTAGCCCACCATACTTCCGGGATTTTGGTATCCGGATAATAAAGCTCTTACCTTGCCGATTGTTGAGTTACCCATACGGTAGGGACTAGGACTGAACCCATCTATTGTTACCCCTCCGGTTTGGCTGACCTGCCTTGATTGGAAAACATCGACCGCTAGGATCATCGCGGCCTCTCTTATTGCCGGCGTGGTCGCGTATGAATTAGTTTTTGTATCTGCTCCTACAGCTGAGCCATAAGGTAGTACGCGCTGAAAATTAACATTAGCCCCGGTTTTGGCAAATTGGATAAAGCTATAACCGTTAGGCCAATTAAAGTAAGTGTTATTCCATACGATCGATGGTAGCTGTGAGGTAGTGCCAGCTGACCAAGGGATAGTACCGGTAATTGTGTAAGTGCCGTTAAAGGTTGCGCCGCATCCACTCAAGGTTACAGACATCCCGGTACTAAAGATCATAGGGTTAGCGATCATCGCCGTAGCTACGTTATTTTGTAGCGTTACGCCTACTACTGGAGCTGAGTCAAACCATAAAAACTGATTAAGTAGATCCTGCGCCGTTTGACAGCACGTCTCGACTATATCGCTCGAATAAAGCGATTCTATTCCAAGATTCGCACGAAGCTCGGCCTCGGTCACGTAAGTCGCTGGCATCTCTACTCCAATCTTAAAAGAGGCCGGTAGGGCTCAAAGGGCTAAGAGCCCTACCGACTATTAGTTTTTTGCTTATGCCTTCAAGTATCTGACGATACCGTTAGGCATTTTTGCGATAGTTGCCATAAAGCCGTAGATCGCTACCTGTACTTGTAGGTTAGATACGACGTTTACGCTCATATAAGCCTGTGGGCTACGGTAAACCGTGAAAGCCTCAGGTGCCAAAATTAGAGCTGACGAATCATCTACTGTGGTCTCTGTAAAGTTCTTGTCTACGTAGAGATCAAGTCCTAGTACGTTACCGCGAATAGACTGTGGGCCGACCTGTCCGGCTGCGTTCATTGGCTGAATAGCGTTATAGATTGGTCGCTTTGTGGTATCTGTAGCGCCCATTAGTAGCTGCCATTGTGCGGCATTACCTACGTAGTTTTGCGCGAAATAACCTGTGTTTTTGTAGATAGCGGCTGCAGCTTGTGAAGTAAAAGCAATAATGCCATCGCTATCAGCTGATGTAGGTGTGGATCCTGTACTAGCTGTTAGTAGAGCATTAACTACCGCTGTATCGATTGTAGTAAGAAAGGAATTCTGTAACTGCTGTGTCAATTCCGCATAAAAATTTGGATCTGACCTCTCGAGGAGCTCAATCGAGATCGTACCCATACCACTGTACTTGGATACAGATCCCGTTAGATAAGATGTCTGCATATCGGTATTTGATACTGCACCGTTTTCTGCCTCAACTGTAACGGTTGGCGCTACGCCTGTACCGCCGCCAGCTGCCGTGACAAGTGAGGGCACATTGATGGTCATACCCTGTGCCGGCAAAACGCCTTGAGAACAAGCATCAATCGCAGGTGTACCAAAACGTGTATTAGTTACAAATTCTTGTAGGTACTGTGTCGGATTAAACGCAGGATTTGTTCCAAAATCATCGGCTGCGGTTACATAGAGTTTTGATTCATCGCTACCTAGTGCAGCTTTGATCTTGTGCTCTGTGTATGTAGCCATTGATGTAATAGGTGTGCGTACTCTTTGTGAGTCGAGCACGGATGGACGGATGATCTTACGAGCGGCTTCGACTTTTTCAGCCTCGACCGCTGTATCTACCGGAGTCTCCTCCGATGTATTTTCTGGGGCTGTAGTCACAGCTTCCTCGCTTTCAGTTTCTGTTTCGGTTTCGATCTCTACGATAGTCGTAGAAATAGTAGTAGTTTTTTCTTTTGTACTTGTCGCAGCTTCAAGCTCTGCACGTGCCGCCATAATCTCATCCACTGAGGCTCGCTCAAAGGCTGGACTCTCGACGAGCGACACCTCTTTCAGGACAGCCGCAGTGACGAGCAGATAATCTCCCATCGGCTTAGAGGCAGTTACATCCACCCCTACGGATAAGCCGGATACGAGATTTTCTTGCGCTAGTACGAGTGCATCTTGTCCTCGAGTGCTACTCGAAAGCTTAAAAGATCCGTACACGCCTTGAGTAGAATCGCTAAACGAAATAGCGCGACCTACCGGCTTATCCTGTTGATGCTGCGACAAAAGCTTTATTTTTCCTGCATCCGGAATAGCGATCGAGCCGCGCTCGAACACTACCGGGCCGGCGCTTGTATGTCCTACCTCGCCATATGGTGCGACAAGGCCCGATACGATCCGGCGCTCTGTATCTGCAGCTTGTATCTCTTGACTAAACGTTAGTAGCACTTGCATCTCCTAGCGGTGTGAGTGATTCCATCTCTCGAGCTTGATCTACATCAATCAAATTAAGGTTTAACATTTTTTCGATAACATCTAAACGTTCTTTTGCATCGACACGTAAAAACGTATCATCGACCGCGAACCGCACCTCGTTTTGAGAATTTGTTAGATCGTTCATTGAGAGCCTGTCCTCAATAGCTGAGATATAAGGCTGTAGAGAATAAGCGACAAACTCTTTACGTCCATCTAAAATATTTTGGTATGTCATAGAATTGTTCATATCGCTTGATGTCATATACGCCGGGACGTTCATCGCACGGCAAATTTCCGTGCTGAGATATTGCGAGGCTTCCGTGTACATCATATCGCGAGGTGAAAAGCCAATATTTTCTGCAGTGAGAGTGGAGGTCAAATACGCCGTACTACGATTTTTTCTCGCTGAATTCCAACCGGCTAATATGCCTTGGATTTGTGTCTCGGGTAGATCCGCACCGTTATTTTTTAAGATAGTGGTAGCCATCGGCGTGGCGGCGCTTACAGCACTAGCACGCTGTATATCCCACGCCGCTTTAATTGTAGTGCCGGCAGATTGTAATACACCCGGTAATAATGATTGGAAAGTGACGAGTGATCCAATACCAGCCATCGGTACTAACTGACCATCAAGAAAATAATCTTTTATTTGTGTACCGTATTGGTTTGTAGTATATGTAACGCGATTATTAGCGACCCACTCAAAGCCACTAGGACGTCCATCATCGGCATA